TCAACAATACACAATGCAGAGTACATGCCAACTTTGATAAATAACCCTAAGTCATTGATTCTATTAGCATTCTAGGTATTAGCACTACTTGGTATGATACTTGCTTAAGTGACAATTATGGTCACATAGATGACATTCTAGGGCGATAAGTGACAATTATGGTCACATTGGTCAAGGAATGAGCTACAGGCCGCATGATTATTCATCCTTTATACGTAATTATTATTGTACTGTATAGGTGTACAGGTACTGTATGGATATACAGGTGTATGGATATACAGGTGTATACTGTATAGATATACATATACTGTACGGATACACAGTGATTGTATATACAGTTGCTGTACAAATATACAGTGTATAAGTATACAGTAGCTGTTTATAGGTAGTGTCAAATAGCCATGCTGTATGGTTATACATTGTATAGATATACAGTGGTGTATATAGGTATAGTTGCTGTACATACATACACTGATCATACATACAGTTACTGGTTATCTATACACTGTACATGCATACACTGTACGTTTATACACTGTACATACATATAGTACTGTTTGTATATACATGATGGCAAAAGGCCATAGGGGGGCCTACCGGGGGGTTCTCTTCTATTCTAGGGTACACCTAAAAAATATCTTANATCGGAAGNTATAGTTCCTATAAAAATATCTAGGTTATTAAATAAATATAAAATAAATTGAATTATTATTGAACTTAATGGAATTACTAGTGTCTAATATATAAACTAATTAGGAAGCCTAGTAAGAACGAGACTAAATCCTACTACTTCCATTGTAATACTAGATCAATCCTCCTAAGACTACTACTTCTAAAGATCTTTCTCAGATTAGAGGGGAAGGTAACGAAAATGCATTGTAGTGTATCTGTTATTCACAGATAAAATATATAGATATAATTATACATTGAAAGAAGATATAAATGGGAACTAATTACATACCAGAGTCTATTAGTGCAGGTCTAGATACTACATCTAGTCTTAATACTAATTTGACTAATATACAGACTAGTCTAGGTAGAATGCTTAATACTTATGGTGACAGTACAGTAGGTACTAATGCTATGCATTCTGATTTAGACATGAATAGTCAGAGAGTCATTAACTTAGCAGATGGTATAGCTAATTCTGATGCTCCTAACATTAGGCAGTTACAGTCTCTTATTACATCAGCTTCTGTACAAGATGTTACTAATGCATCTGTTGTTACTTCTGTAGCTAATCTTAAAGCTCTTAGTGTATCAGGTTTAGATAATCTTCATCTAGCTATTACTAAAGGGTACTCTTCAGCTGGGGATGGAGGAGAAGGTAGTTACTACTATGACTCCTCTTCTTCAGATACAGATAATGGAGGTACAGTGTTAGCTCCAGATGTAGGTACTGGTAGATGGATACTTATACCTACTTCTACTACAGATGCAAGGGTTTTTGGTGCTTCTCCTTCAGCTAGTGCATCTGCTAATACCTTAGCTATACAGGCATCTTTAGATAGTTACTCTGAGAACCCTATAGCTTGGTATGATGGAGAATGGACCCTTCCTTCAGGTTTCTATAACATAGATGGGGAGTTACAGTTCCCTTCATCTGGTACACCAGAAGCTCATAGAGTTAAGCTTAATTTTAATGGTACTCTTAATCAGACAGATGATACTGAGAGTGCTATTAAGTTTAATAAGATTTACCATTCTGAGATACGGCTAGGTTCTATATTTGGACCTACTACTAATAAGTTTGCTAACAACAAGGCAGCTGTAACATTCCAAGAGGATAACGATAATAATAAAGTATATGTTCCTTACATATCTGGAGGGTTTACGTATGGAATACATTTTAATCCTACAGACAATTCTAAATCAGAGTTTAATGAATACTTCTTAGGGAAGATGTACGGTCCAAAATATCCTATATACTTTGATGGGGATGGAGACAGCTCACTTACTCATTACTTCAACGCTAATAATTTCTATGGCGGCTCTTTTAATAACACATTCTATACTGCTGCTGATGGTTCAGAGGCTATACATCTTTCAGATAATGTAACTGATGTAATGTTTCATTCCCCTAACTTTGCTAACTCAGCTACAGGTGTTAACTTAACACTTACAACTGGTGTTAGTCTTATTCACCCTTACTTTGATAGCCCGGTATCTGGTTTTATAGCTGGTAATCTTACTTCTGCTAGTAACCTTGTTTGGGTACATGGGGCAGGTACAGCATTTGAAGACTTGTCTTTTACAATGACTGCACTAGGTAGAAGTAATATATTTCTTAATACTAGTAAGTCAGGTTCAACTAAACCTGTAGAAAGAATAGACCAAGCAGGTATAGGTTTCTTAGCACCTGCTGCTGAAGATATAGATTACTACAGTCAACTATCTTTCTCTCCAACTATATGGTCGCTAGTAAACCTTGATGCTTTTGCCCAGTCTCAAATAATGAATAAGTCATATGAGACAGGGCTATCAGCTCCTACAGCAGGTACTTATAGGCAAGGTGCAATTGCTTGGAATAGAACTACCATTGGTACTGGGAATACTACAGGATTTATGTGTAAGACAGAAGGCACTGCTGGTATTTTAAATGGTGGGGCTACTACAGGTGGAATAACTTCAGGCACTAATACTCTTACAGTTAATGACGCAACAGATATCAAGTATGGACACCTTCTCACAGTCGCTGGTGCAGGTGTAACTGGTAATTTAGTGACTGGAATAAATGGACTAGTTATTACATTAGCTTCTAATGCTACAACAACAGTTGCTGGTGCAGCTGTATCATTTACAGCTCCAACTTGGCAACAATTGCCAGACTTCCCATAAGAAGTTAGAAGATAAATTTGACTAGTAAGGAAGGAAATAGTAGATGAGTGAGCTGTATGACTATGAAACATACCAAGGCTTCTTAACAGAAGATAAGTCTATCCTGAGAGACCCTAGAGGTGTACAAAGGACAGAGACCCTCTTCCACGGTATGAATAAGAGAGAAGAGAAGTATCCTAGTATCTACAGCTTAGCTGAAGAAGAAAGGAGAGGACTGCCTAGTGCATATCAAATTTATATACACAGTATAGATGAGAGAGAAGGTGCAATGAAGATCTTTGGTAGTCTTAAGCATTGGAGGAAAATGCTAAACCTTAAGTGGTTCAGAGAAGGCGATATGCGCTTTGGGCATGAAGGGGTTATAAAGTGGAGAGAAGACATGGCTATGCGTGATATCTCTCTGGCTAAGAGCATCCTTTTAAAGAATGCTAAGAAAGGTGATACATCAGCAGCTAGGAAGATACTGGACGAGTACAAAGGATTGACACCTAGTAATAAAGTAGGAAGACCTAAGAATGGTGAAACTGTAGAGAATACAGGGATATTTGATGCTAATAAGATAGCTCAGATCCATTCTAAAAGGTTCGGTGAGTAGAAGAAGATAGTATGGAAATCCCAATATTACTGGCTATTATAGGTTTCATCATCACACCTTATACAGCTTTTTTAGGTAGGGTTCAAGTGAGAGTTAACAAGCTACAAGATAAGATAGAAGAAGTGTATACTAAAGGCGAGACTAAGGAGATGGTTGAGCTAATGACTGATCCCCTTAAAGAGACTACTGTAAGTCTTATAGCATCACAAGATAAGTTAATAGATGCTATCCATAAACTAGAACTAGTAATGGCAAGAAATGAAGGTTAAGCAAACTACATTAGATCAGCTCATGGAGCTAAGACAAGACTGTGAGAACAACTTGTTTGAGTTTGCTAAGTATATCAATCCTCACTACGTGTATGGAGAGATACATGAGAAGGTGTTTAGTTGGTTGACACAGCCTGACTGTAAAGATCATCAGCTTCTTCTACTCCCTAGGGGACACCTTAAGTCTCACTGTATAGGGGTCTGGGTTATATGGGAGCTTACTAGAAAGCCTTGGTCAACGGTAGTGTACTTATCAGCTGGAGAAGATTTAGCATCAGCTCAAATGTACGCCATTAAGAACATGCTTACCAGCGATGAGTACCAGCTATTATGGCCTGAGATGATAACTCCATCTGAAGGTAAGAGGGATAAATGGACTAGCTGGTCTATAAACCTAGACCACCCTGAGCGTAAGAAGAGAGGCATAAGAGACAACAGTATTATAATTAAGACTGTAAAGTCAAACGCTATAGGGTTACACTGCTCTCACTTAGTACTTGATGACGTAGTAGTTCCAAGATACGCATACAGTGAAGTAGGCAGAAGAGAAGTACAGCAGTCAGTATCTCAATTCGCATCTATCAAGAACCCAGGTGCAGTAACTAAAGCTGTAGGTACTAGATACCATCCTAAAGATTTATACTCTTCTCTACAAGAAGCATCTAAAACTATATGGGATGAAGAAGGGTCTTACATAGGTAAAGAAAAGCTATGGGATATCTTTGAAGAGAAGGTAGAGAACATAGGGGACATGACAGGCGAGTACCTATGGCCTAGGACTATATGCTCAAACACAGGAGAGTGGTATGGATTTGATAGGAATATACTATCAAGTATACGCGCACAGTATGATTCTACGGGACAGATGGAACAGTTCTACGCCCAATACTACAATGACCCGAATGACCCGAACAGCCATAGACTCGATAGGTCTAGGTTTCAGTACTATGAAAAGAAGAACTTGCAAGAAGAAGCAGGTAGATGGTACTACGACGGTAAACAGTTAAACGTCTACGCTGCAATGGACGTAGCTTGGACCATTAACAATACTTCAGATTACACAGCTATAGTAGTAATAGGCGTAGACTCAGATGGATACATCTACGTACTAGATATAGACAGGTTTAAGACTTCTGACTTCCAAGTATACTATGACAGGATCATAGCATTAGCTCACTACTGGAGCTTCAGGAAGATGAGGATAGAGACTAACGCTGGTGGTAAACTTGTTAAGCAAGAAGTAGAAAGGCTTATACGGATTAATGGACAAGTGCTAGCTATCGATGCTAAAGCTACAACTAGCCATGACTCTACAAAAAGAGAACGTCATGCAGCTATAGTAGAGCCTAGGTACAGACAGCAAGGTATATTCCATTTTAAAGGTGGCCTTACTCCTGAGCTAGAAGAAGAGATTATACTAGAAAGACCTAGACACGATGACCTCGAAGATGCACTATGCTCCTGCATAGAGATATGTAAAGCTCCAGGTGTTAAGCACGATGGGAAGACTAGAGGCAAAAGCAACGTAGTCATACACACAAGATTTGGTGGACGTAGAGTAACAAGATGAGCAATGCTGCAAACAGTATAGACATACATGATATATTCCAAGCTCCAAGCTCCTTAGCTGCAGAGATAGCTAATAAGTGGAGTCAATGGAAGATGGGTCGTAATAGCTGGGAAGCTAGAGTTAAAGAGACTGTGAACTTTGTATATGCTACATCTACAAAAGAAACTACTAACTCTGAGAACAACCACAGCCACAGTACACATATCCCTATCTTAACTCTTGTAAAAGATAACTTAGATAGTAACTACTTGATGTCAGCTATTCCTAATGACAAGTGGTTTGAGTTCGTAGGAGAAGACAGAGATAGTACTCTTAAGGTAAAGAGAGACGCAGTAGAGAGCTACCTTAGGACTAAGAATAGATTACTTAAGTTTAGGAATACAGTTGCTAAGCTTATAAGTGACTGGACTCTATATGGTAACTGCTTCGCATCAGTTGACTACATAAGAGAACAGCACACAGACCCTATCACAGGGGAGACTACTCTAGGGTATGTAGGCCCAAAGGTCAATAGAATCAGCCCTTATGATATTGTATTCAATGTGATGGGAACCTCCTTTGCAGAGGCTCCTAAGATTGTAAGGTCTCTTAAGACTCTAGGTGAGTTAGCAAGAGACTCAGAAGAACGACCAGAGTTAGGCTACTCAAGCGAAGTACTTCAACAAGTAACTGAGCTTAGAAGCAAGTTGAACCAGATAGACCCAGCTGACTTTGATAAGATCTCTCAGCTACAGTTTGATGGGTTCAACACTCCTATGGATTATTTCAACTCAGGCTTCGTAGAAGTACTAGAGTTCTATGGAGACATCTACGATACAGTTAATAACAAGTTCTTAAAGAATCACGTTATAACTGTAATAGACAAGACTTGGGTTGTAAGGTCTGAACCTTTGAATACTTGGACTGGAAGACCTCACATCTACCACAGTGGTTGGAGATTAAGACCTGACAACCTTATGGCTATGGGTCCACTAGACAACCTTATCGGTATGCAGTACTACATCAACCATGTAGAGAATGCAGTAGCTGATGGACTAGATCAAGTCTTAACTCCAGACAGAGTACTGATAGGAGATATCACAACTCACTATGGAGACAATGGACAAGTAGAGTACGAGATACCAGATGGCCAAGGTACTGTAACTAACTTAATACCTGACCTTTCCTTCTTGAATGCAGACTTCAGATTACAGACTAAGTCTGATCAGATGGAGCTATTCAGCGGTGCACCCAGAGAAGCTATGGGTATAAGAACTCCAGGGGAGAAGACAGCCTTTGAAGTATCTCAGTTACAGAATGCATCAGGTAGGATGTTCCAGAATAAGATCAATCAGTTTGAAGAGTTCTTAGAAGAGATCCTTAATGCTGAATTAGAAGTAGCTAGAAGAAACCTAGACATCACTGATAAGATAAAGATCATAGATGATGACACAGGTGTAGAGCAGTTCTTAACTATTACTAAAGAAGATCTACTAGCTAATGGAAGACTTATACCTATCGGTGCAAGACACTTTGCTGAACAAGCTAGACTAGCTCAAACAATTACAAGTGTAAACCAGAACCTAGATGAAGAGATGAGATCACACTTGAGTTCAGTAGAGATGACTCAAGCCTTGTTAGAAGTTTCAGGTGCAGATAAGATACTAGAAGTTAAACCTAACATAAGAGTATCTGAGAGGCTACAAGCTCAAAGGTTAGCCCAAACTGCACAAGATCAACTAGATATAGAAAGCAATACTATAGTGGACGGACAAGGTAATGTGGACCAACTCAGCGTATGAACGAGTACTCTCAACTCCAGAGAGTAAGAATGTATTTTATGCCAGCTATGACTCTAACACTGAATTACTAGATGTCATAGCTAATGCTCTTAGTGATAAACTATCCACATGTGATAAGGCTATTAAGTCTGTAGAATCATATACATCTCCTGCTTGGGCATACAAGCAAGCAGATGCTAATGGGTATAAGAGAGCACTGACCGAAGTAATTCAGCTATTAACAATAAGAGATATGAGTAATGACAGAACAAAGTAGTTTCGTACAAGACAAAGGTAACGATACTAAAGATGCAGGTGAGACTTCTTTCACAGAGCAAGACCAACAAAGCTCTGTAGATAAGAAGAGCATTGAAGGGCAATTATCTATAGTACAGAAGAGATTGGATGACCAACTAGACTTTATTGAAACACTCAAAAATGAGAATAAAGTCTTAAGAGAGCAGACAGACTCTAATGATAAGATAGAAGATTTACTTTCTAGACTCAACACAAGTCAGATAGAAGATACGGGACAACAAGAACCGAACAGTCCGATGAATATTGATGACTTGAGGGATCAAGGCTTTGTAACTAAGCAAGACTTAGAACAACAAAGATTAGATTCTACCTATGCAGATAACTTTTCTAAAGTAAAGTCTGCAATGATTGACTCCTACGGAGAAGATAAGTACCTAGATATACTTCAAGGGAAAGCAATTGAGCTAGGGATGTCAGTAGAAGATATTGACACCTTAGCTAGAAGCAATCCTACTGCAGCCATAAAGCTAATGGAAGCGAATAAAAGTATACAACCTGGTAACTCTTCAACTCAAGGGTCACTCAACACTCAAGCAATTGATAACTTTAACAATTCTCAAGTACCTACTGCACCTAAGAGTGTCATGTTTGGTTCAACTACCAAGGATGTACAAGCTAACTGGAGAGCAGCTGGAGATATTGTTAAGAAACAAATGGAACAAGGTAACCAGTTTGGTTAACCTTAAAGGAAAATAAACAATGCAAATTACTAGCAATACTGCTGCTTTTATAGAAGCACAACAGTATTCTCAGTTCATATTGCAGAACCTGCATGATGGGTTACTTCCTGATAATTGGACTCGCGATGTATCAGACTTCGGTTCTGGTACTACACTAAACATTAAAACTGTTGGTTCCGCTACAATCCAAGACGTTCAAGAAGATACTCCATTATCTTATCAAGCAATTGATACTGGAACTGTAACACTGTCTATCACTGATTACATCGGTGATGCATGGTATATCTCAGATGTACTTCGAATGGATGGTTCTCAATTAGATCAAATGCAGTCAATGCGAGCCATGGAGAGTACTCGTGCTCTACAAGAACGTGTAGAAACTCGTTTCTTAAACGTATGTAATAGCTCACAGACTGCGTCTGCTCTTAACAATGTTAATGGATTTAAGCATCGCTTCGTAGCTTCTGGCACTGGTCAGATTGTTGCACTTGATGACTTCCGTGACATGAAGCTTTCTTTCGATAAAGCTAATGTACCTCAAGCAGGTCGTATCGCTATCGTTGATCCAGTTGTTGAAGCTACTCTTAACGGGTTGTTTTCTACTACTACTTCTATCGATAACAACATCCACTTCGAAGGTATGGTTAACGAAGGTTTTGCTCAAGAGCATAAATTCGTAGCTCACATCTTTGGATGGGATATCTGGACTTCTAACCGACTAGTTCGCTCTATCACTGAGACTATTGACTCTGTCACAGTTACTGGTGGCGTAGCTAACGTATTCATGTCAGTACTAGATGATCAGACTAAGCCTATCATGCGTGCATGGAGACAACAGCCTAAAGTTGAAACTGAAAGAAACATGAAGAACAAGCGTGATGAGTTCGATGTTACTTCCAGATTTGGTTTTGGTGCTCAGCGTCTTGATACGCTTGGTATTCTATTAACTGATGATACTACTTACTAAGGGGAACAGATATGTCTCATGAAAGCAACTGGGCCAATACTAGTGATGTAGTACGGAACCATTATAACGCTCGTGAAGTAGATGATAAGTTTGGTGCAGATCCTAAGACTGAAGGTGTAATCCGTCAGACTGAATGGACCTTCTCTTACGATGATCTTCCTGTATCTGGTCTAGGTCAGATGGAAAAGCTTATCCCTGATAATGCATTTATCAAGGATTGCTACTTTGAAACTATCACTGCATTTGTTGGTGGTACTTCATATGACATCGATCTTGTTACTACCGCTGGTGGTGCAATCGGGACTGGTGAAGATAAATTGTTTGATGCTTTAGCAACTGCTGAAATTAATGCTGACGGTGAGTGGAGATCTTCTCGAACTCATGGTGGTGGTAATTCTGGTAACGCTCTAGATATCGCTGTAACGTCTCCTGCTCAACTTCAAGTTGCAGCTACAGGTACGTTTACTGCTGGTAAAGCTCGAATGATTATCGAGTATATGGCTCCTACTACATAATTACTTGTATTAGGAATTTTATAGGAGGGGTATTTATTTACTCCTCTTATATCTAAATAAGGTAACATATTGAAATGGCAACAATGACACTATTAGAAATCGTACAATCAGTACTTTCAAGTATGAGTTCTGATGAAGTCAACGATATTAATGATACCATTGAGTCTACACAAGTAGCGCTTATAGCAAAAGAAGCGTACTTGAACTTAATGGCACAGTCTGAATGGCCCCACCTATTTAAGGATGGAGTACTTAGTGCACTAGGTGATGTATCTAGACCTAACTACATGCAACTTCCATCTAATGTATACCGTATTGAAGAGATTAAATACGAAGTAACAGAGCTTGGGGATACAAATAGAACATTCAAGACTATAGAATATCAAGATCCAAGTACATTTATAGAGAATTTAGATACTAATAAGTCTGGTGATTCAGATGTAACAACTGTAACTACTGATAACAGTACAGTAATGTTCATTAAGAATGATCTCTTTCCTACTTATTGGACATCATTCGATAATGATTTAATAGTCTTTGATTCTTACAATGTAGCTGAGGATACTACTTTACAGAGTAGTAAAACTAAATGCTTATTTTATGAACTACCAATATGGGTTAATACTAACACTTCTATTCCTGATATGGATCAGAGGTTCTTCCCTTCTTACCTTGCAGAGGTAAAGAGGATAGCTCATCAAGAACTAAGACAACAGCTCTCACCGATAGCAGAAGAACAAGCTAGGAGAGGAAAGGCTACTCTTAGGCAGCAAGCTAGACGTACAGAGAGTGTAGACACAAGGGCTAAGTATGGAAGATCAACAGTTTAAACTTACAGTAGGTGTTACTGATGCTGGTAAAGAGTTACAGATTGTAAGAGACACAATGACTAACATGTTCCAACTTCAATATAGCACTGGTGGAGAGATACCTTCAGAGTTAAGAGACCCTTGGAATAATTTAGAGATGTTAAAGGTTAGGGCTGAGAGTTACATAGCTAACCTATCTAAGAAGAAAGCTAAAAATGCCTAGAGCTACAGAGACAAAACAATACAGAGACTTTACAGCAGGGCTTAACACTGACTCTAGTCCTTTGAATATGCCTGAGAATACTGTTACAGATATCTTAGACATGGTCATAGAGAAGTCTGGTAAGGTTAAGAGATCTAGACATTCAGTTGAGGCTTCTGCTGTTAGAGATACTGGTGAGCTGTCATCTGGACATAAGCTTATTAGTTCTTCTAAAAAGACTAGTGCTTACGTTTGGAAAGCTCCTAATGGTGAAGGAGATACTTCCTTTGCAGTAGTCAGAGTAGCTGGAACGTTAATGTTCTATGACTTGAATATCCTATCGGATGACATAGATGTAGAAGCAGGTTACATAGGACAGCTGTCACTATCAACAGTTCTAACTAGTTCGTCTTATGTTAATGAGACTCTTCAATTTTCTTCTGGACAAGGTAAGCTGTTTATAGCTAATAAGTTTATAACTCCTTCTTATATCTCATGGGATGGAGCTACTACATTCACTGTTACACCTCTGAACTTAAGAGTAAGAGACTTTAACAGAGTAGATGATGGTTTAGGTATAGATGGAGATGCAGTCTACAGTGGAGACCAGTTCTTATTCCTTACAGGTGTTACAGGTACTTACAGTGTAGCAGAGACTGTTACTGAAGGTGGTAACAGTGGAACTGTAGTGTCTTGGGATGCTACAAACAGTATCCTCAGGGTAACAGCTACTAATGTCTTTACACTAGGAGCTACTGTAACAGGTGGAACCTCTGGAGCTACAGGCTCTATACAGACGTATACTCCTGTGATGGCAGACTATGTATCTGACTCTAAGAATAATCATTTGTATAACCTTATTAACCAAGGATGGACTCCTACTGAGATTACTAAGTACACTGTAGAAAGAGGGGTAGAACCTGACAACACTAAAGTATGGGTATTAGGCAAGGATACTAGTGATGTGTTTGACCCTGTTCTACTTGATAAGCAACACTTCGGTACAGGCTTAGCTCCTAATGGGAGCGCTATAATAAGTCCTTTCCTCAGGGACAGGCAGTCCTATATAACGTTTGGTGGACACAATGTCTTTACTGTAGGAGGTACAGCTACAGTTGATACTACTACAGATGGAACTAGGAGACCTTCTACTACAACCTTTGCATTTGGTAGAGTGTGGTGGGCAGGTACAGATTCAGATATTAACTCTAATAAAGTACTATTCTCTCAGGTTCTTATAGAAGATCCAGTACTAGCTGGGAGATGCTACCAACAGCAAGACCCTACAGCTGAAGACTTCAATGCTCTTTTAGCTACAGATGGTGGAGAGTTAGTCATATCTGATGCAGGGACTATAAAGAAGATAGTGCCTTTCAGAAGTGGTGTACTAGCTTTTAGTACTACCGGTGTATGGTATATCTCTGGTGGCCAGTCTGGATTTACTCCAACAGATGTTAATGTTAGTAAGATTACTAGTGAAGGAGTACTAGGGGAAGAGACTGTAGTAGTGACTCCTCAGGCAGTACTATACTGGTCCTCTACAGGTATCATAGCTATAACACTATCAGAAGATACGATCTCCTTACAGGTTACAAACATCTCAGAGAATAGAATAAATAACTACTATCTGAATAAGAGTGAGTCTTCAGCTACTGGTACAGGCTCTGCTCTCTTCCATCACCTTAAGTATGATGCTAAGGGAGTGTTTGATGAACATAATAACAGGATACTGTGGGGCTACGGAGGAGAGTTATTCCTTGATAATCCTAGCTTTATGAAATCAGCTCTAGTGTACGATATAGACTTACAGAGTTTCTATAGGATATCACTTCCAAGTACACCCTATGAGATCAATACAGCAGCTTTAATAAGTAAAGAAGGCTACGGTATTAAGTATCTTAACTCAAATGTCGACGGTACTAATGTTTTTGTAAACTGGGGGCAGCTACAAGGATCTTCTTACACAGGAGATGGGCACATAGAGACTTTCTATGAGACACTAGGTGACTCCTCTAGAAAGAAGAATGCACTATGGGTAGTAACTCACTTTGAGAGAACAGAAGATGGATATGAAGACAATGGCTCTGGCGGAGTGATACTCTCTAATCAGAGTGGATGTCAGATGAGAGCTAAGTGGGACTGGACAGATGACAACAGTGCTAACAAGTGGTCCTCTCAACAACAAGTTTACAGATTAAGAAGAGTGTACATACCTGCCAGTGCAGCTACTCCTTTTGACTATGGGTACACTGTAATCTCTACTAAGAATAAAGTTAGAGGACACGGTAAGGCTGTTCAATTCAGATTTGATACTGAGACAGATAAAGACTTAATACTACTAGGCTGGGATGTAACTTATGAAGGGAACAGTTCATTATAGTGAGGAAGCTATGTATAAGAATGACTACGTACAGTTCTCACTAGAACTAGTAGGTGAAAGATACTTCTTACACATAGACATCCTTAAGAAAGATGAGAATACCAGAGACCAAGTAATGAAGACTTGGATCGGGTTACAAGAGTATCTACTAGCTAATGGTATTACAGAAGTATCAGGCCTAGTCGAAGAAGATAATGAGACCTTAAAAGAATTTATAAAATGTTACAGCGGAAAGAAAGAGTTAGACTGTACAGACGGCTACGAGATATGGACAGCGGAGATTAGATAATGGGAGATCCAGTAACACCTTTTCTAGTTGGAGCTTCAAGCATACTAGGCATAAGTGAGCAGAGGAAAGCTCGTAAAGAGACTGTAAGGGCTAACAGGGCTCAAGAGAGAGCAGCAGCCATTCAGAACGCCCGTGCGAGGCGTAAGTCTAGAGCAGAGGCAAAGGTAGCTACTGCTGCTAACGTCGCTTCAGGGGCCTCTCAGGGCCTTCTAGGTAGCTCCTCGTTGTCAGGTATAACATCCTCTATTCAAACACAGTTAACTAGTAATGAAAGTTTCCAAAGACAGTTACAAAGTTTAGATCAGAAGAGGTTTTCATCTCTTACGAAAGCTACTAAGAGTCAAGCTAATGCAGACACTTTCAGCTCTCTTTCTAAACTAGCATCAACTATAGGTCCACGTTTATAGTGACTAGACTTACTTCAGATACATTAAATACAGAAGAAGAGCTGACTAACGCAGCTCTAGATGACTACCTCCTGTCTGGGAATGATAGACCTGTTCCTATGGCTAATGGGCTTATGGAGAAGAAGGCTTCTCTAGGTGCGCTTGTGAGTGAAGAGGAAGACTTGCCTGCTACTTATAGTAAGATCAAGTCTGACCTTATGGCTAACGGTACAAGCCCTATCCTTGAGTTAATAGATGAGGAAGAGAAAGCTGAACAAGAAGAGATAGACATTCAAGTAGCTAAGAACTTAGCACTCAGCTCTTCTACTGGCCTGCCTAAGACTGATGAAGAGATTAGGCAAGAGTTTAAAGAGCTTGAAGACCAGAAGAAGAAGAGACCTAAGGCTACACTTGAAGAGATCCTAGTCTACAAAGACCTGGCTAACATGAAAGTAGGTAAGAAGAAGTTCTTACTTATGAAAGATGCAGGTGAGGTAGTTGAACAGCAGAAGCTAATCAACAGAATGGTAGACCTCCAAAGAGTTAAGCTTGGGCATGTCAGTGATAAGCCTATAGAGAACTCTGCTAGGTTCCTTGTATCTTCTATGGCTCCAGGATGGGGTGTACTTCTATCAAACCTTGTAGAAGATATGAACCCTGGTAGTACATCTCTCTGGGATAAAGCTTTACCAGGTGAAGTAGTAAAACAGTTCAGATCTAACTATGATAATGCTACTGTAGAGGAGAAGCTAGAGATAGTACAAAGGCTAGGTAGCTTAGTAGAAGAGAATAGTGGCTTCTTAGTAGAAGACAATATGGTAGCTAAGGAGTTCTTAGAGATATTAGTAAGGAACGCTGATCCTACTACAGATGAGTTAGAAAATGATAAGATACTTAGTAATCTTATAGCTGCTGTAGACATAGTGCCTCTCTTAGGGAGTGCTGTTAGTAGTGGAGTTAGAGCTATTAAGAGTCTTAGACTAGCAAGTGGAGGTATTAAACCTGACACTGCTATAGCTTTGATGGATAAAGTAGACCCTGAAGCTACTAAAGAAGTCCTAGTAGCTACAGTTAAGACTAAAGATGAAGAGTTACTTGCATCCCTAGGAGTTACTAAGGAAGATATAGTCTTAGATAAGATGCTACCTATGCCTGATGGTTCAGAAATAAGGCTAGGTACTGATATCGATGCAGATGCTATAGGTAATCGTGTAAAACAAGAGCTAGGTGAGAATACACACGGTATAAATTACACTGAATCAGAGAAAACTTCAGCCCAACTAGACTATAAAGACCGAGTAAGCTACTTAGAAGAGTTTACAGGTACTACTTTGATAAGTAAGACCAAGATTAGACCTATAACTGGTGGATTTGAAGCTCAAGTTGCGATAGGTAGGACTAGTGATGAAGGTTTTGACACTGTAGACGAGGCTATGCATGTAGCTGAGCAGTATTTAGAGAACTTAGCAGGTGCTGAGACTACTATTTACAGAGCTGATAGGGTAAAAGGTGAGTATACAGCTCTAAACAAGGATACACTTAAGATACTGAGTGATAATAATATAGCAGATGACTATATCTTTACTCTTGGAGTAGAACATCACTATAACAAGTTCGATACTCTCAAGTTTGTAGAAGGAGATACAGTAGGTACTTCAGGGGAAGGTGCTAAGTACTTAGATATCTCTACAGTATTCAATGGTTGGGTAGTTAAGGCTATTAATAGGGCTGGAGATACGTCAGATAAGATTAAATCTGATCTCCACGCTATGATGAGACCTCTTACTAAGATGTATAGTTGGAATCAGAGGCCAGTACTAAGCGTAATAGACGAAGGTTCTTTATATAGAAACGAAGATGGGTCTATTGGTAAGTGGTTCTCAACTAAAGAACTAGAAGATAGGTTCCATGAGAAAGGGATAGACAGGGACAGCAAGAGAAGTAAGAAGCTAGTAGCTGCATATCACTCCTATCGAGAGTTCCAGAGGGAGATGTTCAATCTTAATAATAACAGGATTAGAACTTCCCTTGAGAATGAAGGCTATAAGAATGTAACCATATCTACTAGGCCTAGAAAGAGTAAAGAAGGTACAGAAACAGAACCTGCTATTCCAGAGCAGTTAATAGGTAAGACTATCCTGAAGCCTCATATACAAAGGGCAGTAAGGAATGCATATGATCCTGATACTGGTGCTATAGTAGATCTTACTCCAGGTCTTGTTGATAGCTTATATGCTGATGGCTCACAAATAGTCAAGTTAAAGTTTCCTAGAGGTACAGACTCAGGTAGAACTTCAACTCATGCTATTATTAAGAAGTCTTCTGGTGACAGTATATCAAATCTACCAGAGGTAGTACTTAAGACTGTTGAAGGGTACGGTACAAGGATACATGAAGCTACTCATCTAGTCAGAGAGTACTATCAAGTCATAGAGGACGGTGTAAGGACTGTTAAGAGCAGGGTAGTTACACTTGAGAATAATCCTAGGTCAGCTAGTGCAGCTGCTAGAATCTTAAACGAGAGAGCTAGTATAAATGCAGGCTTAAATGAGGTATTTGAATCTGATCTATCTGCTAAGAGTATCTTTAAGTCTGAAAGGTCTAGTGAGATACAGAATGTAGACTATGCTAGAGGAGTATCAGCTGAGTACTACCATGATAGAGGTCAGATATTCACCTCATCTAGAAGACCCGAAGAACTTAGGAACTTTGCTGGTAAAAGGGTAGTAAAAGACCTAGGTGAGTCTATCTCCTTAGCAATAGATAACGTATCTAAGCATGTATCAATGGATGATCTTATAGAGTCTCTGATACAGAGGTGGGAGAACACCTACGCTAAGGACTTCGGTGTTATACAGGTAGAGAATGGACCTAGGGTGTTCCCAGGTACAGGGAAGATACCTGAGCCTGCTGAGCTATCACTTCGGAGAGCTAAAAATGATGCAGTTGCTTTACAGGACAGGATAAACTTCCTAATGGGCACTGATAATACTAAGGTAGAGAAGCTAAATGAGCTGCTATTTGTAAGAGGTTCAGAGTGGCTAGCAGATAAGACTGTAGATGGAGGAGAATACTGGAACTCAGTAGCTGCTAAGATCATAGGTCTTAAAGATTCTCCTATTGCTCACCCTATAAGGGTAGCTAAGAACATAGCCTTCTTAAGATACATAGTAGCTATGCCTGTTAAGCAAGCTTGGATGCAAAGTAACACTGCATCTATGGCACTAGGCATGGAGCATGGAGCTTC